TCTTGGTGGTCTTCATGCCATACAGGTTACAGGCGGGGCATTGTGGGTGGATGTTTTCTTCAAACAGCTTAAAGACTAGATTCCTGCGACCATAGAAGTGACCGCCCTGCATGTTCTTGTAGTGGTCTACCTTCCCGCAGGTGACGCACTGACAGTATCCGTTATCATCTGATGCCTTTAGCCTTACAAGCCGCTGTAGTAGCTTTGCGGCCTTATCAACCTCTTGGGCTATTGTAGATTTCTTCCTCTTCGCCACTTAGTGCATCCTCAATTAAAAAGTCACAGTAATGTTTTATCTTCCGCAAGTCTTCTACGCCGCCTTTCTCTCGCCAGCGAGTAATGTACTTAACGATAGACCCTTCACAGAATCCTAACTCATTAGCCATGATGTATTCTATAGGCTGATGCTTCTTGCTGCTGTAGTGGTCGCCGCCCACTTGATTATTTAGTGCTGTCAATGTTGCGTCTCCTCGAAGGGTATAGTGATCTCATCAGGGCTGCCAAGATTGCAACGCTCGCATATCCCATAAGCGTGGTCATCAGCACCAAGGAAATAATACAAAGGGTAACCGCATTCACAATGCTGCTTAACAAGCGGTATGCCAGCAGGTGGAAAGTTAATAACATTACTCATTAATTCCTCCGAAAGTAATTTTAACCCGCGAGTCTTCGCCATATTCTTTATGGTAAACAACGCTAGTCATTGATCTCTCAGCCCCGTAGCCTGAGTCTGAATGCCATTGATCTGTAGCGGTAAGACTGCCCCAGTGTTCAAAGTGCATCGAGCCAACTTCACGGGATGTATGGTGGTGGATATGCCCTAAATGGCAATAACGGTTTTTAGACTGCGACCACTCATTATCTAGATTCTTAATAACAGTCTGTAGAATCTGCTCGTGCTTCATCCTATCCCCATGATGGAATACAAATAGATTGTTGTGCCATTGGAAATGTATAAACTTAGAATAATTAGGCAGGACGCTTACCCTTGGCTCTTCAGCGTAGAGTAATTCCAAACAGCTAGAAAGATGGCAGGCCATATCAGAATCATGGTTTCCGCGAACATTAATTACGACAACTTCTTTATGGGTTTCTAGCATCTTGTTGATCAAAACCTGAAACAACCTGCCAGCCAGTTTAAACGTTTTTCCTATGCGGGTATCTACATCAACCGGCGTACCCTTGGTTGTGGTGTTAAAGCTACTGTCGGCGTGAAAAAAATCACCTACATTGAGCAGAACCCCAACCTCTGCATTACCTACCCTGTTTGTGAGCCGGTCAGTCGCATCAATCAAAACCTTGGTTGCTATCTTCACATCCCAGTCATCGTCATCAACTTTTGTTTCTGAGTCGGCAAGCATCCCGAAGTGGTGGTCGCCAATCATATACATGGCTAGATAATCAGCGTTTACTTTTGCAGGCTCTTTAACTGGCTTCTTAAAGCCCTTTAAATCGTCTTTAACGCCGTCAATCAATAGGTCTAGGCGCTCTTTAAGGCTTTTCTTTTCAGGCTCTTGTATAACCCATTGTAGGGCCACAGAACCATCCTCTTTATAAGCGGTGCTTATCCGCTTGGCTTCAAACCCTGCTGCGGTCTGTCGCGTTAAATCTCTATGAGGTGATACGCCTTGTGATGCTGCTTTCCTTTCTAGCGACTGGATCATCTTGTCTATGGTTTGCCTAGCACAGCCTATGTTTTTTGCTGCTTGCATATGGCTTCCATATTGTACAACCGCATCTAAAACTTCATGGTGTCTATCTGTTGTTGCAAATTCCTTTAATATCCGTGGGTCGACCTTATCCATACTATTTTTCCTGTTTGGCTTTTAACCTTTGGTACTCGCTATCCTCTGGAACGGTTAGCAGCACCCCGTTATCTACAGCCCAATGATACACTTGATCCATAAAATTAACCATTTCGCCTTTTTTTAAGCTACCGCTAGACTTCACCTGCCCTTCAATAGATGTCTTTCCGATCTTAATATCGTAAGTACCCAAGAACCTTTGTTTCATCATCATCTTTAGGTTGTCTTTGGTTGCGGTAGGAATCTTCTTAATAAAGTGTTCTGACATTTGCCCACACCAAACATGAAACAGGGCGTTCTGGCTTAGACTTCTAGGGTCTTGGTATTGCTCCATCTTTAAAATTAAAGGACTGGAATAATCCCAGCCCTCTATGCGTTTAAGCAGAAAAGGTAGTCGTTTTTCTATTTCCGACCTGCTGTTGATTTGCACAAAGTCCCCTTGGCTCATAATGCCACCCTCAACCATTTACCTGATAACTGCTGGCTTCGAGTTTCTAGCTTGTCAGAGCCTCTGGATCGCTTCATATAATCCGAAGGTTTCTTGCCCCTATCACCAACCCTGTAGAGATCACGATCAGTACAGTGCGGCTTACCATATAGCCTACCCTTGATCGTTGCCTTACTAACATTAACAGCCTCAGCTAGTTGCTTGTACGTGTACGCTTTACCGTACGTAAGTTGAGATGTATGACAGCCACAAAAGCGATCAGGGCATTCTCTACAAGAAGGATGCTTTAGATATTGAACCAGCCTTGGTTTATTAACGGCTCCCATGTCTTAACTCTCCATCGTAATAAAACCCACGTTGTGCAAGATAATACTGCTTCATTTCCTGCTGCTGCTCTGGAGGTAGCCAAGTAATATCGGTTAGGCTTTCATCAAGCGTTCTAGCTCTTATGCTATCGGCCTTCTTATAGCTCTTAGCAATCGGTGAACTACCGCCTTGGTTCTGAGCCCTAGATAACCAGCTATTAACAAAGCGTTTGATCCCTGCCTTGGTCTTTCGCTTAGTAGGGTTAGCATCTAGCCATGATTCCATAGCCATCAGTTCTTGATCTACGTTAACTGCTGGGTAAGCCCTACCCCATTGGATTATATCGGCCTGTTCTGGTTGCCAATCTTCTTTAGTATTAAGCAGCATTGTTCACCCCATGATAGCTTTTTGCGCGACAGCGGAATCTAAAGAGATCACGGTGGTCAGGATACTCGCCAGCAAATTTCCTTGCATAGTGACTAATCCAACCATCATCAATTTTAAATTGGCTATCATTTTCTTCGATCATGGTTTCCCATCGGATGCGATGAAATATATTTTTTGCTGAATAATACGACCTGCGGCTTGCAACCTGTAATGCAAACTTAACAAACATTTCGTATATCTCAGGGTTTTTTTCGTGATGCAAATTAAAGTTTTCTTGTGACCATTTACCGTTCATTGTGACCTCCTACAGTCTAATTAATTAATACTTTTTACAAGTGTATAAATACTCTTTGCCATCATCTAGCTCATCAATAAACAACTTAACAAGTTTCCTAAACTCTTTGTTCTGCACTAAACACTGCTGAAAAATATTGTGCAAAGTCCAACCAGTAATCTCGACTGATCCATACCAAGTTTCTAAACTGGCTTTTGCTGAATATATCCTCTTAGGCATTTTGACAACAGTGTTGCGGATGTCTTGCTCTGTTATATTAAATTGAGCATCTTTCTCATTCTGGATGCCATTAATTGTAATTCCCATTTTGTTCTCCTATGGCTCGGCAAGCCTCGCCCGATAAAGTTAGTAAATATGTTTCTTATAATTTTCTTTTGTTACTTTTAGAAACACTTTATTTAAGATGATTTAACCCTTTTACGACTGTTTCTCGTAAATTATTCGATCTAAGGGCTAATGCAACTTAGCGGTTAATTCGTATTCGTATCGTATCGCCAAACTATCTCGCAGCAAAAACCGATTTGCTTTGAGGGCTATGTGCGGAGGGTCAACCGCGTCTATGGCATTCTGTTAGGGAGTTCGCCACCCGAAGGGACATGTCAATTCATGTCTGCTCTAGCCCGAATACTTTTGATACCTTAATCTATCTAAATCTAAAAATAAACTTATTTGTCTATTTATAACCAAATGCTATAAAAGCATCAATGCTTATACCTAAATGCAAGGTAAGAAGCTGGATAGTATGTAGCTTCATGTTTTTATTGGAGCGCCACCTTAACATCTGCTGCGGTGATGTCCCGCTACGTTTAGCCAGTTCACGGCTAGTAATACCTTTGTCCTTTTGTGCTGCTTTGAGGCATTTGCCTGCGTCGATTAATTCCATCGTGAAAATTCCTGTGCTATATTAATTAGGCTGGTTCCCCCGATCAGCAACCACTCCTATGGTTTGCCCCCCTCGCGGGGGGCTTTTTTAGGTTAGAACGGCACATCATCATCCAGTTCTTCGATACTCATTTCCTTTTGCGGCTGTTTAGCTTGCGCCCCATCAGTAAAGAAAACCTTAACATTACCAAGAATAGGCGTTTGCACTTGGGCTTCGCGTTCTTCTTTTGTGGTTGACTGGCTGATAAAGCCATTGTTTTCATATTGATCTTGCTGCTCAGTATCGACAAAGGTAGTCAGGTCAAGATATGTACCCTTTGCGCCCTTATACAGGCGTGACTTATCGATCTTGGTAACATCAATTCTTACAGATAGTCCTACTTTCATTTTAACTTCTCCACTTGGTTTAGTATTTCAGCCACAGCCCCTTGGACTTCGATG